GGGGCGGGAGGTTGTCGGCCCCCTCGGCCATCAGCTGGGCGAAGAGTTGGTAAGCCTCCTGCTCGGTGTCCTTGCCCCGAGGGGGTGAGCCCTTGCAGAGCTTGTGCTGCCAGCGCTTGCGGCCCTGGCGCATCTGGACGACCCACCAGCTGTCGTGCTTGCGGAAGAACGGTTTCTGCGGCATGGCAAACCTCCGGTCGGAGACACCGTGAAAGCACCCGGTGAACCGCAAGGTTTGCCGATCGCAGCCCCCCGGACTGACCCTCCGCGGGGGCTGCTACAACTTTCTGCTACAAAACGGCCCTTTTGGGGGAAAAGAAAGGAGCCGCAAGGTTTGTCGCAACTCTTGGTTGCTCCGCCCCTTGCGGCTCGTGTCGGGGCGACTGGATTCGAACCAGCGACCTCCTGAACCCCATTCAGGGCCAGGACTTACATGCCGCGTAATGCCGCGAGCGGCCGTTGAGCGCAACTTCTGACCACTTCTCTTTTTTGCTCTCCACTACTGAACAAAAATACATTATGCTGATTATATCCAGCAAGAGCCGGTTCCGGTCGCTTGTGCGCTCCCGCTGGCGCTCCCATGTCGTGCCTGAGGAAGTCCCCATGATCGCCAACCAAAATGAACGACTGCTGACCATCCAAGATGTCGCCAAACTCTACCGCATCGCCGTGCGAACCGTGCGGCGGTGGATCGCGGAAGGCCGCATCCCCCAGCCGATGCACCTCAATCAGCGGGTCCTCCGCTGGAAGGCGTCCGAAATCCAGCGCCACCTCGAAAACCTGACCGACTGACCTCTGCCAACGCTGCCCGCCTCCCGCATCATCAAGCCTTCCCCACGAGGAAAGCCATGCCGAAGGTCCGTACCAAGCCGCCGTGCCTCGTCGCCGCCCTGGACTACCTCCAGCGCGGCTGGTCCGCCATCGCGCTCTGCCCCCACACTCACGAAGGCGTCGGCGACAAGCACCGCGCCAGCTGCACGCGCCCCGGTAAAGTGCCGTTGGGCAAGTGGGGCGAGTTTCAGGAGCATCTCGCCCGCCCGCAAACCCTCGAACTCCTCTGGCGCCGGCATCCGACCGCGAACGTCGGCGTCTGCCTCGGTCCCGTCTCGAAACTCCTTGGCGTGGACGTGGACGGCGCAGCTGGCGAGCAGCTGCTGGTGCGGTGGGCCGGCGGCGCGGCGAACATCACGCCCACGCTCGCCTTCCGCACGCCGGGCGGCCACCGACTGTTGTACGCCACGCCCGAAGGCGTCGAGCTGCCCATTCGCTCATTTCAGGCGGAGCGGAAGGAGGCCGTGCGCATTCTCGCCCACGGCTCGCAGACGGTGATGCCGCCCTCCGTCCTGGCGAGCGGCGAGTACCGCTGGATCGAAGGCTGTGGCCCCGGCGAGATCGAGGTCGCGCCTTGTCCGCCGTGGCTGCTGGCTCTTCTTTTGGGCAACAGCGCCGCCGAGCGGGACGACCGAGGGGATGACCAGGGGGGCGAACTGTCAGCGGCTGCGCCGCAGCCAGTCGCCACGCCGAACGAGCCGCGCCGCCTGAAGCGAGCGCGAAGCTACCTCGCTAAGTGCGAGCCGGCGATCAGTGGCCAGGGCGGACACAACCAGACGTACAAGGTCGCCTGCAAGCTCGTCGGCCAGTTCAAGCTGAGCGAGGAAGAAGCACTCGACCTGTTGCTGAACGAGTACAACCCGCGCTGTCAGCCGCCGTGGACCGAGCGCGAGCTGATGCACAAGGTCCAGAGCGCAATGCAGCACCACGACGAAGACGGGCGCCTGGCCGACCAGCCGCCGCCAAAGGTGCCGAAGCCGGCGCCGCGCGGTCCTACCTTGCCCACGCAGGCAAAGGTGCCGCACGTCGCCTTGCGGAACTTCGCGCAGATCGAGACGAAGGAACTCGAATGGCTGTGGCCGCGATGGATCCCGCTAGGCAAGGTCGCGGTGCTTGACGGCGACCCCGGCCTGGGGAAAAGCACCATGCTGCTCGACCTGGCGGCCCGCGTCTCGCAGGGCGGCGTGATGCCGGACGACAGCGCGGGGACGGCCGGCGACGTTATCATCATGAGCGCTGAGGATTCGCCCGACGACACGATCAAGCCGCGGCTCGTCGCTGCCGGTGCCGCGGAGCAGTGCATTCACTTCCTCGACGACGTGATCGAGAACGGCGAGGAGCGGCCGCCGGACATTCCGGGCGACCTGCCGCTCATCGAACGGGCCGTCGCGGAGAAGCACGCCCGGCTTTTGATCGTCGATCCCCTAATGGCATACCTGTCCGGGGTGGACGCCGTGAAGGACCAGGACGTTCGGCGGGCACTGCGGAAACTGAGCCGCGTCGCGGAGCGGCATCGCTGTGCCGTCATCGTGCTGCGCCATCTGAACAAGGGCAACTCGAACAAGGCGATTTACCGCGGCGGCGGCAGCATCGGCATCATCGGGGCGGCGCGGACGGGGCTGCTGGTGGCCGAGGACCCGGACAACGCGAAGTGGCGCGTCCTGGCCGTGTCGAAATGCAACCTCGCGGAGAAGCCGCAGAGCCTGACGTTCCGGCTCGAACCCACCGAGGCGGGCGTCTGCCGCGTCGCCTGGGGCGGGCCGTCCGCGTACACCGCCGATCAGCTCGTTGCCGGCCCAAAGAGCGAGGAAGAGCGCGAGGCGGCCGAGGCGGAGAAGACCAAGCTCGAAATCGCCAAGGAGTGGCTGCAAGATTTCCTGGCGGCGGAGCCGAAGCCGGTGAAGGAGTGCCACCAGGAGGCGACGAAGCATGGCTTGACGAAGGGGACGCTGGAGCGCGCCGCCCGCGAGGTGTGCGGCAAGCCGAGAAAGGTGGACGGCGCCTGGGTCTGGCGGCTACAGCAGCTTTGCGGAGATGCGGAGCCAGACGCAAGCGGCTGAAAAAGAAAGAGGTTGTAGCTCCGCACGCCATCTCCGCACGTGCGGAGATGCGGAGATGACTTGCGGAGCTACATCCGGAGATGGGGCAAGATGTTGCGGCGAACTCCGCATCTCCGCACGTGCGGGATACACATCGTGGTCCGCTAACAAAGATGAACCTACTCGCTCGGCTTCCGGTCGGCGGAACAATCGTGCGCGAGGTCTAACACGCTTGGATTCGCCGGATCAGGGACTCTGCAAACAGGCGCGGAATCCGCGCTTTGTCTCCGCCGAACTGGATCCTCCCTATGCTCGCTCGGTCGTTTGGGTGGAGCTTATTGTATTCCCTTACGAGCGAAAAAGGCTTCAGGTTGAACCGCTGCCAAGCCTCCCCGTACTCAGGTGTTAGGTTCCTAATGCCCATAAACCAAGGAAACCGCTGCCGGAATGGTTCACGTTGCTGTTGCTCTGGCGTGGACTCTCGCGCGTCCTCTAAACATTCCGCAACAAACACGAGCCTAGATGCACCCGTGCGAAAGACGATGAGAATGTCGCCAATTGTGACAATGACCGGGTGCACTGCAAAGTGCATTTCCAATTCTAGTTGTGGAAACAGCTCGCGCCTCTCCACAGGGACGCCCGGTCTCTCCAAAGGCAGGCCCGGAAGGCCTATTGGCTTGAGCCAGTATTGCCTTTCGCTGACATCGTTCAACAACTGATCTAGGTTGGTGTTATCCAAGTCAGATGTTCCTCATTGCCCTTGCCCAACTCTCTCCTCTCCACAACTTCTACCCCTCCCTGGTAGCGTCGCGGCATGAACTTGCCGCATACGCTCGCGCTGGCGCTCGATCCGTCGCGGATCCTTGCCGCTCAGGGGCTCACACCCGATTCCTGGCAGCGGGAGTTGCTGCTATCCGCCGACCGGCAAATCCTGCTCAACTGCTCGCGCCAGAGCGGGAAGTCCACGGTCGTCAGTGCGCTCGCCCTGCACACGGCGCTATTCACGCCGGCTGCGCTGGTGCTGCTGCTGTCGCCGTCGCAGCGGCAGAGCGGGGAACTCTTCCGCAAGGTGCTCGACAGCTACAACGCGCTCGGTCGGCCGGTCCCGGCGGCGTATGAGACGCAGCTCAAGCTCGAACTGGCGAACGGGAGCCGTGTCGTCTGTTTGCCCGGTAGAGAAGAGACTATCCGATCTTTCAGCGGTGTCAATCTTCTTGTGCTCGATGAGGCGGCGCGCGTACCCGATGACCTGTACCGCTCCGTCCGGCCGATGCTGGCCGTCAGCCAGGGGCGGCTCGTCGCACTTTCGACGCCGTTCGGGCAGCGCGGGTGGTTCTACGAGGAGTGGAACGGCAACAGTCCCTTCAAGAAGGTCCGCATCACCTGGAAGGATTGCCCGCGCATCACGGCGGAGTTCATCACCGAGGAGCGGCGGGCGCTGGGCGATTCGTGGGTGCAGCAGGAGTACGAGTGCCTCTTCACCGCGCTGGAAGGGCTCGTCTACCCCGACTTCGAGAACGCCGTCGTCGAGCAGTTCCTCTACCCGGCGCCGGTCGGGCGCGCCGTCGGCGGCATCGACTTCGGGTGGCGCAACCCGTTCGCGGCGATCTGGGGCGTGCTGGACCGCAACGACGTGCTGTGGATCGGCCACGAGCGCTACCTGCGCGAGACGCCGTTGCACGAGCATGCGAAGGCGCTGCGGGAACACAGTGAGGTGATGTGGTACGCCGACCCGGCGGGACGCACCGAGATTGAGGAACTGCGGGCGGCCAACCTCAGCGTCCGCAAGGGTGACAACGACATCCGCCTCGGAATCCAGGCCGTTAGCGCCCGCCTGCGCACGGGGCGGCTCAAGGTGCTGCGGTCAGGGTGTCCGAACCTGCTGGCGGAGGCGAAGCTCTACCGCTACCCGACGCAGCAGGAGCGCAAGCTCCAGGGCGAGAACCCCATCGACGACCACAACCACGCCCTCGGCGCCCTCCGCTACCTGATCTCCAAGCTCGACCACAAGTTCATCGCCAAGCTGCGGAAGACGACGCCGCTCGACGGCCCCGAAGAGACTGTGCCCGTCGAGGTGGCGCAGACGTTCAAGCCGTCGGCGCCGCCGCGGGCCTGGCTGCGGCTGGACAACGACGACCTTTGGGAGCCGCTGTCATGAGTCTGCTTCACCGCTTCGGGCGCTGGCTGTACGTCAAGACGATGCCGAGCGTCCTCGCCGGGGCGCAGTGGAGCGGTACGTCGTTCACCGATTCGTACAAGCGCAACCGCAACCCGACGCCGAACGAGCTGATGGCGGAGTTGAAGAACACCGCCTGGACCTGCGCCAGCATCAACGCCAGCGTGTGTGCCGCCTACCCGCCCAAGCTCTACGTCGTCACCAAGAGCGGCCAGCAGCGGCCCAAGTGCGCGACGCGCCCGATCGGCGCCAAGGACTTTCACCGCCTCCGCTCCACCCCCTGGTTGTCCCCGAAACTCAAGGGCGCGGAGGACATCGCGGAAGTGACGGAGCACCCGCTGCTGACGCTCCTGGCGCAGGTGAACCCCGTCCACAACAGTTTCGACCTCTGGGAACTCACCACGCTCTACCAGGAGGTTCACGGCTCCACCTACTGGTATCTGGACCTCAACCCGTTCCTGGGCATCCCCGACGAAATCTGGGTGCTGCCGACACAGAACGTCACGCCGCGGCGGGGGCCGGACAGCCGAAACCTCGTCGATTACTACGTCTATCGCACCGGCGCGCGGGAGCAGCGCTTCCCGCCGGAGCAGATCATTCACTTCCGCTATCCCGACCCGCGCGACCCGTACACCGCCGGCCTGTCGCCGCTGCGGGCCGCGTTCGAGCAGGTGGCGCTCACGAGCGAGTACGCCGCCTTCAAGAGCGCGAAATTCGCCAACCACGCCGTGCCCGACGCCCTGATCGCGCCGGACGAGGTGATCGGCGAGGAGGAGCGCGACCGCCTCGAAGGGCAGTGGAACCAGCGTTTCCGCCGCGGCGGTTCGGGCCGCGTCGTCGTGGCCGAGAGCAAGCTGCACGTCCAACTGCTCAACCACTCGATGGGCGACCTCGCGGCCCTGGCGGACATCAAGGCGACGAAGGAGGACATCGCCAACGCCTTCCACGTCCCGCTGTCGTACCTGACCTCGAACACCAACCTCGCCAACTTGCAGGCGGCGCGCACCCAGCACATGAGCCTGGCGATTGACCCGCGGCTCCAGCGCCGGGACGAGAAGCTCAACGAGCAACTGGTCCCGCTCTACGACCCCAGCGGCCGGCTCTTCCTCGCCAGCGAAGACCCGGTGCCGGTGGACCAGGACCAGGGCCTCCAGCAGCAGCAGAGCGACCTGAAATACGGCGTCGTCACCATCAACGAAATCCGGGGGGAGCGCGGTCTACCGCCGGTCCCGTGGGGCGACGTTCCCTGGCTGCCGATGCAGTGGGCCAGGACCGACTTCGAGGGCCGTGCCGACGTGGAAAGCCCGAACACCGGCCGCAACCGCAAACCGACAACCGAGGAGCAGCCATGACCCGCGAGGAAGAGGATTGCATGATCCGGGAGCACGAACAGCTCGTGCGGAACATGGTGCGGCACTTCCTGCGCACGGTGGCCTTCAAGGACCACATCATCACCGAGGACGACCTGCACGCCTGGGGGCTGGTCGGGCTGTGGCGCGCGGTCCAGACGTTCGACGCGAGCAAGGGGGCGTCGTTTCAGACGCACGCGCTGCTCAAGATTCGCTGGGCCATTCAGGACGGGCTGCGGCGGAGCGACCGGCTCCAGCGGCACCTGCGCAAGCGGATCAAGGACGGCGAGTGTCCGCCGGTGTGCTGGGCGACGCTGCCCGACGGCGGGGAGCTGGCCGAGGCGCTGGACTGTCCACCGTGGGAGGGGCTTCAGCAGGAGGACGCCCGCAACCTGCTGCGCCGCTACGTCGGCAAGCGGTGCGCGCCGATCCTCGATGCCCTGCTCAACAACGAGCCGCAGTGGCACGCGGCCGGGCCGCTGCGCGTCTGCCGGGAGCGCGTCAGCCAGATGCTAGCCGAGCTGATCGACCGGCTCAAGGAATCGTCCCTCAAAGACCGTTTGGAGGAGTTCACCCATGCCTGATTTCGACCCCGCCTTCGGCAACACGCTCGGCCCGCTCGGCTTCCCGCAGCCGGACAAGCAGGCCCGCGTTCTGGACACGCTGCTCAAGTCGTTGCCCAGGACGAAGGAGTACGAGTTTCGCCACGCGCTGACGACGAAGGCGCCGACGGAGCTGAACCCCGGCGAGCGCAGCGACGTGTCGTGGATCAGCACGGAATCGGTGGACCGGGCGGGCGAGGTGGTGGTCGCCCGCGGGATGAACGACAGCCAGTTTCAGCAGAACCCGCTGGTGACGCTGGGGCACGCGTACTGGATGCCGCCGGTGGGCAAGAGCCTGTGGCGGAAGCGCGTCAAGGACGGCGAATTGG